CTCGTGCATTAATTTGTCTTTTTAATTCATCAAACATACGGATATATTTAATTTTAGTTGCACCATTAATTTTATTTATTATTGCGTCACCCACTTCGAATTCAAATTCAGTTAAAACTGCAGTTGATGATTTATCGCTATCTACCTGATTTTGATGGTTAATCGAAATATATATTTGACCTATGACAGTTGTATTCGTTGAAGCTTGTAGGAATTCAATAGGTATGGTTACTTCAATAACACCATTTAAAGGGTCAATAAAACGTACATTTTCTACTACTTGATTAGAACCGTTAGAGGACTCAAGATATATATACGTTTCAGTGTTTTCTTCACTAATTAATAAAGGCTTTTTGTTTTTAGTCACATAAAACCTTAAAACTGCAGTTTTATCATCTAAGTTATAAAAACCGATACCTTCATCAGATATCGGTTTTAAGTAAGGCTCGTTTTTAACTTCAATTTTACCAATCTTTTTTAATTCCATTATTTATCCTCCCCATTTATAACGTTTCTTTAATCATCATCGTATATAGTATTAGGGTAAATTTGTGTGAACGTATCTTCTTTAAGATTACCGTATTCTCCAGATTTTAATATCTGAATAGAATTAGCAGAATGTGTAGGAGTAAACTTCGCAAATAATTTAATTTGTTTGATTGTTACAATACCAGCACCTTTTTTCTTAACATCTAATACTGGCATTACTGTATCAGTACGTTTAGTACCTGGCTCAGTGATTGTCGACATTTGAACACCAGCAGCAGCATATATAGGGAAAGTCGTATTCCCTTTGTTGAGTCTATGTTCAATTGAAAATAGATTACGTTTTCTACTTTTACCAAACCCAAAGAATGGATGATAATTTTGAACAATATTAGGACTAATCCCCACTGTAACATCTCTATCAACGTTTATAGTCACATATCCATAGAGCTCTACAAATCCATTTGCTAAAACTTTGAAACGCTGCTGGCTCATCATTATACGTTGCCATTCATTCCTTTCTGCACGTAGGGTAATGACTTCAGATGTTTTATTGTTAAATCTATCATCATATATCATAACTTTAATAAAAGGATCTAAAGATGTTTGACCATTTTGATAAGATTCAAATTGTGCCATTCTAAAAATTACATTACCTACCCAGCGTACTGAACGTCTCATTTCTTCGGGACTTTTCTTTTCACCGACACGTTTTTCATTTATTTCTGAAAGATATGACGTTGTTTTATTTCGGATACCTACCCAATTACTAAAAGATGATAATGTACTGGAACCCCAAACAACGAGATCTCCGTTACTTTTTAAATTGTTAATGAGATGAGTCATATTATTATTTTTTTGATTAGCCCAACGAGGATAAAATAAACAGTAATCATTATTTACTGAAATAATATCATGCAAATCTAAGTGAGCAGTCAAATTATCTATACGTTGAACTAAGCTACGCATATTTTGTGATTCTTTTTCAGAAAAAGGACTTTTACCTTTGAAGTTAGATTTATCAGGATCTGTCCCTTTACCTGCCTTCCAGTTATAATCAAAATTTCTGTTTAAATCTACATTGTTCACATTCTCTCTTTTTTGATTTGCGAATCCCCACGGGTTAACCATAGGAACATAAATTAAACGTACATTTTTTCTTAAGTAAGTTAATTGAGGGTACTTTTCCCACTGATTGACCAATAGGTTGAGTATATGGCACATATCAAAAAATCCAGTAGTTTCATTACCGTGTATACATGAAGTAATAAGTAACGTTTTATTGTAATTTTGTGGTTCAAACGTAAATTTGTACACATTATATTTTCCTGATGTATCTTCTCCTATAACTTCTTTTGTAACGTATTGATTATCAACTAAAGGGTTTAAAAATGCTTCAATATGGGCTTCTGGTTCCCAATTATTTGGTGTTCTATTTTCTCCTAATCTATTTCCTGGTATATATGGAGGATTCCAAATAAAGTCAACTGCACCATTAGAATGTATTTCTTTATCTAATTTTCTGTTAATTCCTAAAAAGTCATGAAGCAGTCTTTCTTGCAACAAGGGGTGCACGGTACCATCTATTGATACTCTGGCTTGTTTTGTTTCAGCTACACCGTCTCCATTTGCTCCTAAAACAAGCCCATTAATATTACCGTTAAGATAATCCAAAAATGCAGAAACGTTTGTATTTCTATAATCAACCTGCATGGCTTGATGTGCATGATGCTTAGTTTCTGTGTGTGCGCGATGCTGATGATCTAGTTCATTATAATAATTAAGTATTGTTCTAAAATTATTTATCATCTTGGTTCTAAATGTGTGTCCTATTTGAATAGGAAAGTCTAAAGTTAATAACATTTTATGAACCTCCTTTTATTCCTTCTCCAGATGAGATATTCTTTTTTTGAGTTCTTCATTTTCTTTTTTCAAATTTTCTATTTTGTCTAAGTAAACACCTAAACCGATGACTGCCTCTATATGCGTGACTGGAAAATATTCTTCTCCATCTCTATCTTGTAGATATCTTATCGATACTTCTTTACTCATCAATCAATACACTTCCTACTGTTTCGTTATATTCCTCTAACACATTTAAAGAATAGTCACTAGTTTTGAATCCTTTTTTCATAAGATTATTAACCTTTCTTAATCTACGATTGAACTGTGATTGCATTTGTATAATATCTTTCTGAGCATTACTGAATTCCACTTCAATAGGCTGCGAAACAAGGGGGTGATATTCAGTAAGTTTGACAACTTTTAAATCAGTATTAAATCCGATAGGTTTGTGAATAAATCGAATAGTATTATTTTCATGAATACTTTCTAATCCTAAATAATTCGTTGCTACTTCGATTGTTGGAATATCATCAAGCGTTTCTTTTAATTTCTTCTTTAACTCTGATTGATTTGTAATATTATCATCATATATTGTAGGGGCTTCTGATTTACCATATTGCTTATAATATGGAGACTTATATTCAGCATATACATGATAAATATCTTTGCCTTTAAGAACTGCAGTTAGATTTAAAACACTACTTTTACTCGTACCAACATACATGACTGGATTAGACTTCTTATAATCAATACCAGGTTTTTTCGATTTAAAAACGCCTCTAAAAGAATGTTTACCTTTTGATAATCCTTTAGCTAAAATAACTTTTTGCGTCGAAGCATGAGCGCTGTAACAATCAAAAGTCCCTTTCGACTTATCATCAATAAATACTTCGATAATTCCACCTTTAGGTCCTTTTTTTAGATTCCAAGTTAAGGTTTCATTCCCCCACTTACAATCAAATGTCTTATAAAACGAATCTCCTATATGTTCAGTAGACCAAGTCCCTTCTTTATTAAAATTTCCAGAGTATGAGAAATCTTTAGGTTTTATAGGTTTATAGTTTTTCGTTTCGGATTTTGACTTTTTCTTTCCATATCCTTGAATATAGGTGCGTAATTCAGTTGTGATTGTTTTAGCAGAAACCGAACTATTATTATATTTATAAACTAATATTTCATCTGATTTTTTATAAAAATTATCAGGTGTATAAATATGGAAAGTTTTATTATTAGCAAAAAATATATAGCCAAAATACTCAGCACCTTCAATAAGATGTTCTAAACCATTTTTATCTCCTAACTGTTCAATATATTTACTCTCATTAAATTTTCCATGTAACTTATAATCGAAATTAAGTTTATTATTTTTGAATGCAAAATCAAGGTACTCTTTAACTTTCATGGAAATTTTTGCTTCAGTCTCATCTTCATCATTCAGTGACTCATCATCTAAATCTTTAGGTACATAATGATTTTGAAATTCCATAGAAATATGCTTAGCCTCAATTTCATTAAGTATTACACCTTCTTCATACTTAAGCTCAGTCGATTTAATAACATATTTCTGGCCCTTCCAAATTAAATAATTTTCATTAATCAAACTATCGAATATATCGGCGTTAACATTAGTTTTATAAGCAGTGAGAGATATGGATCGCTCATTATTTTGTTCATATTCATATTTAAAGGAACCAAAATCAAAGTCATTAACAATTTCCGAAAATGTCCCTTCTCTATTCATAAATATTAGATTTTCCAATATTCTCACCTACCTATAGATGTAATTAAATATAAATTCTGTTTTAGGACTATTGGATATATTGTGACCTCTAATTAAAATTTCATTCCAACCCGGCGCTAAAGTAATAAAATCATAATTTGTGTCTTTACCAACTCTTTTATTATTAATATAAGGATGCACTCCTATAATAGAAACCGTATTACGCTTTTTGAGCGGTTTTTTATATTCAAATATATCATTTGTGGTTAGATTAACGATTTCAAATCCATAAGGTGCTGTAAGTGTGCAATTAATATTTAATTTGTGTCTTAATAAAGGGTTAATAGTATCTTTAGAACCGTTAAATATTTTAAAGTAACGAATATTGTGTTTATATTTAACTTCATCACTTCCTATAACACCTTGTTCAAATTGCCAACTTTCATCAGTCCAACTAAATTCAGAAGTATCTTTTAATGATTCTGCATATCCTTTGTAGACAGAATAAGTCACCTCAATAAGTCCAAATTGACTTGTTAAATTTTCATTACTGACACCCTCTGGTATAACTGCATACTTTTTACCTGGCATATCTGAATGCCATACGAAATAAGGATCTCTCCTATTTATCAATTGACGTAACTTTTCTTTTGCTAATCTATATTCTTTATAATCCATGCCTTTATATGAAAATCTCAGTATCAAATTAAAAGGACCGAAATTCATCGGTCCTTGTAAAACGCCATCGCTACCATTAACTTCAATCTGATTAGACTTTCTATCTAAATCCTCTTCTTCAAATTCTAGAAACTTAAGATGAGGAATATCCGTTAGTGTTTCTTCGAAATGATCGTTAAATATTTTTACTTTTTTATTTTCCAATTTATAAACCTCCCTGGCTATAAGCAGCGAGTCTTAACCTTGAACCTTGTGCCTGACTTACATCGCGTTCTGAAAAACCTTTCGGTTGTTTTTCAATAGTTTTATTACTTCGTGCTATTTCCATTAACACGTTTATTTGTTTCTGTTGATTTTCTATCATTTGTAGTAGTAATTCTGCGTTATCAACTGTATTACTAGTAACACTAGGTGTATGTAATTGGTTAGGTCGTTTATTTCTGTTATTTCCACTAATTTTACTCGCAGCAAGATGTAACAATTTCATCGCATCTGATTGTCTGCTTGGATCTGTAGGTATCACTATCTCAGGGTATCCATCTTCTGCCAAATTATATAATCCAGCAGTGTTAATAAGACCGCCTGTAGCATAAGCGTAATCTCCAGCACGTTTGAAACCACCCCAACCATATTTTGCTACGATGTATCTCATAGCCGATATAGCTTCATCTACAGGGTTCAAAATGTTTCCATGTCCCGGTTTAGCGAACGCTCTAAAAGATGGTTCAATCATTTGGAACATACCTTTAGAAGGTATTCCCGCTCTAGCATTGCTATCCCAGTTATTAACTGCTCCCGCCTGGAAATTAGATTCACGTTTGGCAACTCTCATCATTTGTTCGGTAATATAAGACGATTTATAACGTCCACCTAAAATAGATTGTGCTCTTTGAATTGCTCTACGTGCGTTTGCAGAACCACTACCCCCAACTTTTCCACCACCGTGACCTTTGAGCCACTTGAGTGGGTTTACAGTATTCTGGTTAGTAATATCATTATGTCTACCTTTTTCAACTTGGAAATGTAAGTGAGGACCAGTAGTCCAGTTACCACTATTACCTGTTTTAGCTATAGGTTCTCCTGCCTGTACCTTACCGTGTTTAAGTATTTTAGATAAGTGCATAAAAAATAACGTGAATTGACCTGTTAAAAGTCTTGCAACAAGCCCTCCGCCAAAATTATGCAATTCACCTAACTGTCCACTATTCGTAGCATTGATTGTTGTACCGTATGGGGCACCAAAGTCAATACCGTAATGATGACCTCCACCAAAACTATAACCAGGAGCGCCCCCATTAGGATAATATCCCGTAGTAATTGGGAACTTAGTAAAGGAAGAGCCATCGCCGCCACCGGCATCATTAAGCCATTCGTCAAATAATGATTTGACGCCACTCTTTAATTTCTTGTAGGCTCCTTGCATTAAATCAAAAGGTAAAGGTGCATCCTTGAGAAAATTAAAGTTAAATCCAACTTTATCAAAAATTTTGTTAACTAGCTTACCAGGGTGTCCTATATAATCAAATACATCTCCTATACCTGATATAACTGCACTTCCAACCTTTTTAGCTTTAACCGCAACCTCAGAACCAACTTTCTTAACTTGGTCTACTGCATTTCCTCCTAAGTCTTTGCCTTTTCCAACTGTGCTTTTTACAGCTTTTTTACCATTTTCAAGCATATATTCAGCTTTTTCTTTGATTGCTGAACCTATACTAAAACGAGGCATTTGGGATAGCATCGCATGAGTTTGTGTGCCATTATAAACTTTAGAACCTTTAGGTAAAAATGTGGTTGTATCTCTATTAGGTGTAATAGTTGTTTTACCATTAGGATACTCAATCATTTCATGCCTAAATCCACTAGGGCCATTACCTCCACCTTTGTCTCCAACTGTCGCAAAAGTGTCTCGGTTAATTTTCCCATGACTCACATATTTTTTAGATGCGTTTGTCCCCGTACTTAATTTAATAGACGGTAATTTATCCATACCTAATTTATCAGCAACCCAGTTAACACCACTAATCAATTTATTTAATCCTTTTTTAACGCCTTTAACCATTCCGCCAAAAAGATTCCCAATTTTACCGGTAACTGTTTTGATACCGTCTCTCATTTTATTCATAGTGCCCATAACTTTCGATTTCATGCTATTTACAATAGATACAGTAGTATTTTTGATGCCATTCCACTTTTTGCTCATGAAACCACCAACAGCCGACATGGTGTTATGAGTACCTTTTTTAAGTGACCCCCAAGCACCTTTGACACCTGACCATAGAGCTTTCGCTTTATTAACAGTACCATTTTTAATACTGTTCCATTTAGAACTCATGAAACTACCAACTACTTTAAATATGCCAATTGTACCTTTTTTGAGTGCATTCCATGTATTTTTAACTCCAGACCATAATGCTTTTGCTTTGTTCACTACTGAATTTTTTATAACTGTCCAGATTCTAACTGTTGCATTCTTTACAGCATTAAATATTACAGAAACACCTTTTTTTAATGCGTTAAATACAGATAGAACACCTTTGCGCAAAGCTCGAACGATTCCTAACACACCATTTTTTAATGCAGTCCACACTTTAATAGAAAAGCTTTTAATAGCATTAAATATCGTAACTACAATGCGTTTAATAAGGTTGATATTAAATTTTACTTGCGCAACATATGCTTTAATAATTGCTATAACACCGTTCTTTAAGGCGGTCCAGATTTTAATAGCACTATTCTTCATAGCGTTCCAGATAGTCGACAAAATAGTTTTTAATGTTCTAATAGGGTGTAATATAGCAAGTTTAATTCCATTCCATGTAGCTACAGCAACGGTTTTAATTCCGTTCCATACTGTAATTGTTGAAGCTTTTATAACATTCCAAATAGCGACTATATGAGTCTTAATAAATCCAAATATGGCTACCGCTGCATTTTTAATAGCAGTCCAAGCAGTAATCACACTATTTCTAAAAGAGCTATTTGTTTTCCATAAATGAATAAGTCCAGCTACTAATAATCCGATGGCTGTAATAACTATACCGACAGGCCCAGTCATAAATCTTATAGCTAATCCTAAACCTTTAGTTGCTAAAGCTGCACCTTTAGTAACTGCAGTCCAAGCCGTTGTTGCAGTTGCAGCAATTTTAGTTTTCAAAGCTTGTATAGTTTGAGATGTACTTAAAGCTGCTATTGCTAATCTATAACCATTTGCGATACCACGAGCAGTAGCAGTAACACCATTCCATACCGCTTGACCAACTGCGCTCATTTTGGCTGCAGTATTATGTCTTATCATGAATGTTATAAGTGTAGATAAACCACTAAACATACCACCAATGGTTCTTACAAACTTACCGAATATTGTTAAAACAGGTCCCATAGTAACTAAAGTGATGCCTAACCATTTAACAATTCCACCTAGCGTTTTTTGAGTGGAACCGTCTAAATTTTGCCACCAATCTACTAGGCCTTTAATACCATTGCCAATCGAAGCTAATGTATTACCAAGTTGTTCGCCAGTTTTAGCTGCCCATTCTTTGGCTCCTGGTGATTTCAACATAGATTCAAATTCATGCAAACCACCTTTGGCTTGTTCAAAGGTACTGCTTAAGAAGGCTTCTCCAATTTGACCTATGTAGGCTTTAGAGTTTTGTACCATACCTTTCCAAGATTTAGAATAAGCTCCTGCCATACCACCAGCGAAGTCATCCATAACTTCTAAAAATTCCTTAGAACTTACTTCTCCATTGGCAACCATCTCCCTGAAAGCGTCATAGGAAACACCAAGATGTTTAGACATAGCGTTACTAAATCCAGGCATACCTTCTTCAATCATATTTAATTCTTGAGTCATCAGTTTTCCTTGACCTTGAACTCTATTAAATATCATTGCCATTTCAGATACCGGTCTATTGCTTCCGACAGACGCATCACCAACTAATTTAATATACTTCTCTAATTCTTTACCTTGTTTTACTCCTGCCGCTAAAGCACCTGCTGCAACATCGGTACCTTCGGCCATTGTTGTCATACCGCCTTGAATCGCATGTGTTACTTGATCAGTAATCGAACCCACTTCTTTAGTTGAATATCCTAAACCTTCGAGTTTTGCTTTGGCAGTATCAAGACCGACCAATCTGTCAAAACCTAGCTTAGCTGTTATACCTGCCATTGCAGTGCCAGCTACTAACGCTGGCTTAGTAATTTTACTTGTAAGAGAACTACCTAAATTTTGTGCTTGTTGACCTACATTCTGCATGTTTGAACCAACGCTTTTAAAAGAATTGCTCAATCGACCTGCAATGGAAAAATTTTCCTTATAGTAACTGTTTAATCTACCATATTCATCTCTCATTTTATTAACTGCTATGGCTTGATTATTGTACTCAGTACGTAATCTGATAGCTTTAGCACTATTAGCACCTTGTGTTCGTGCAACTTCTTCGTATTGATTTTTGAGTGAATCTAAATTAGCTGTCCCTTGTTTAATGGCACCATCTAAATCATTCATTCGAGATTTGTAAGAAGCAGCACTTTTTTCTCCATACTTAAAGTTATTACTTGATAGTTTGAGGTCTGAGTTTAATGCTCTAAATTCACGTTTTACTCCAGCTAGTGTCTTACTTATATTTACATCTCACATTGACAGATCAATCTGCAATCCTTTAATTCTTTCTGCCATCACTCCACCTCCTTGCTTATAAGATGTATTACATGAACGCGTCGATCATACTGTGAGTTTTCTTGACGTTTTTCTTATTACTTTCATCAACTAACTCCATGAAAAAAGCAAAAGGCATATCTAATATATCGTTGATATCCTTACCGCCTTCTTTCATCATTTCCAACATTAACTTCTTCATATTTTCCTTATGTTCTTTATAATTGATAGGTTTTAAATCATTTTGGCTAGTTGCTTTTTTCTTTCTTCATCCATTTGACCTTGTGCAATAAATTGAATTTGTTGTTGTAACTCGTCTACAGCATCTGGTGCATGTAATCTGTCTAGTAAATCATCTTTTGTAAATTGATTGTTGTAAATATCAACTACCATGTCTAACATTTGATCGATATTTTCTTGCGCAGAAGTGTTCTCATCTGATGTACCATCCATTAAATCAGCTGCATCATAGATTTTACGGAATGGAATTTGTGTAGGTGTAATATAAGTGTCGAATTTTGCGTTACCTTCTGAATCAGTTACTGCGTTACCCTTTTTATCGATTTGAATTAATTTAATAAAATTACGTTTAGCCATATTTTAATTGCTCCTTTAAATTTGATTTTTATTTGCAAATAAAAAGAGGGCACTTAGCCCTCAACAACAGTTATTTTTCTATTTCTTTGATTAATGCCTTGCCACGTTTATTATTGCTTGTAGAAAGGTCTAATAATCTCTCATGCGATACTTTTTTGTTTGCTGGTTTAGGATAAGTATCGCCAACATTGTAAACTTTATTCTTATCCTCTAAATCAATGAATTTGTGTAAAACTTCATATTTATTTTTATCCATAATCAAACCTCCTGTATGTTATGCGCCTAGTTCTGATTCTGTTTCACTAGATTCTTTTGGATCATCACTGCTTGGTGCAGATTCGCCAAAAACAGCCTCCCAAATAGCGTCTTTCATAACAGTTGTACCTTTAGCATCATGGCCAAGTAACATTGCTTTTTCTTCTTCAAACCCTTTTACTTTAGCTTGCATAAATTCTGCAGTAGTAGAGTCTGAACTGAATTCAACGCCATCTTCTTTTGTATTTCCTTCTAATTCAGGGAAAGTGAATAAACCTTTAGGTAATCCAACATATTCACGTGAACCATCTTCCATAGTTTTAGCAAACATAACAGCTACATATGGTGGCGTATCGTTACCAACTGAAACGATGCCGTCCTCTGATTTTTCTAAACCAAACAGTGCCACCCTATCTTCTAATGGTAACTTGTGGAAACCAGCTTCTACTTCAATTGTTCCGTTAGCAACTGCCATTTCTGCAACTTGGTTATCACCATATGCCTTCTCAATGTCTTGATCTTTAGATACTGAAATTTCTTGTAAATATTTAATGCGTTCTGGATCAGCAACTTTTTGAACGCCACCTTCACCATGCACTTTGTAATAAAATTCTGTTAAACCTGTAAATGAACGATAGTTTTTCTCTGCCATATTAAAACACTCCTAAATTTTAAAATATTGTTTACCTTCAAACCTTTTAGCTTGTCTGTAGATACTAAATTCTTTTATATATTCTGGTTTAATGGAAGATGTTTCACCAAATCCCAATACTTCCCACATTATTCGTTGTATTAAAAAGACGAGCCTATCGGATAGGACTCGTCCGTTTACACCTTGCTTTTGTTTTACAAATACATCTATTTGATAAAAATATTCATAAGTAAGATTATCGTTATCGGCATAGTCAGAAGGTGTAGGTGTGTCTAATGGATCTATGACTATCACTATATCTTTGATTTCTTGTGCATTGGGATAATCGAAGAATTTAATGTTATTTTTGGGTACAAGCTTTATTATCTCTTCGTTATTAATAAGTGCTTCATATATCTTTATTGTGATGTCATCCATCGCTACACCCGCCTTTTCATTTCTTCTTTAACTGTTTGGAAAAAGGTTTCACGTCCTTCTCTCATAGCACGTTCAATCACACCTTTACCTGCTGTATTAACCCATTTACCTGAACGGTCAAAGTGACCGTATTCATTTAGATGGATAATACGATGACGTTGTTTAGGACCACGCCAATGAATTTTAACGGTTCTTACACCGCTTATCATCATAGGTTTTGAAAGTGTAGTTTCTTCTACCGATTCTCCAGTGTCCTTAAAAGTTTTCATATTACTTTTGATAATACTCACAACTTTGTTTCCACCTTTAGTTAATGCATAATCAGTGATGCGCTTTGTTGCTGATTTTCCATACTGCTTTTCTAAATATGCTATAAGTTCTTTATCACCTTTGATTGATACCCCTATGATTCTTCACCTACCACTTTGATGTAATTAGGAGTTTTAGCAGGAGCAACGTTCTTAATGTCAAAAGTTAACCCAGCATACATTCCACTTTTAATCTCAAATACGTGATTGACTGTAGGCAGAAAGTCAGGCTGTGCATTCCTAATATTAATAGTTACAGAACGTTTACTTGTTTCTAAATTTCCTAATTGTACATCTTTCTGTGTGGGTTCGTATAGACCAGCGAAACAACTAAAAATTTCTTTCTTGTCACTAGCTCCTGCCTCAGGTCCATTATTTGAGACAGAATAAAAAACAACCCTATAATCAAGCTCGTTAAGATTCATCGGCTATCACCTCGATGTTATCTTTTCGCCACTTAACTAGATTGCTTCTTAGTGTTTGTATAAGTTTTATTGATGATGCAGGCACATCAAATGATTGTTCATTGGATGTGATTGAACGATTGTCGTAGTGGTGAGCAATAATATTTAAGACTGCTAAATTGAATATAGGATTATTGCTGTAGAATTTATCATCTTTTTCATCTAATGAAACAGCAGCCTTAACCTCACTGATTGCTCCAGGTAAATAAACTTGCATAATCAAATCATCATCAAAGTCATGGTCTACACGTATTGCTTTTTTTATAGATTCAACGTTATCTATTTTGAACATTGAAATCACCTACTTTACTTATGCTCCTAGATCCCCACTAGGTTCTGTTGCATCTTCAAACGTTACGAAGAAACCAGCATTTTTATCAGCCTGTTTCACATCGAAACGGAAAGCACCCATTAAGTATTTGCCATAGATTTCATTTTCAATCCATTGAACAGAAACGTCTGTACGGTCTGCAAATAACACACCACGTTTTACATCACCGATAAATGCTAGTGCATCTCCATTTTTACCTAACAAGTCATCACGCACAACTGTTACATTCATACCTAACACAGTATTACCTGCAGTGTTGATAATA